TCCATTTCAGCACCACCCACTAAGAAGCTTTCGTCTATATCTACAGTTTGACCATTTGCACTTGCATGAGTAGGTCTTGTTCTAGCATCGCCTGTTGAAACCCATCTTTTTAACATCTTATTACCCAAATTTCTTTGTGCTTGTAAGTGATACGAATGATTTGAAAAACCTGCGGCATTGTGTGTTTCTGTCCTTGAAATAAGTGCGGCACGGCTTCGGCTAATTGGCAAAAACTTGTCTGATACCATTTTAGCTATCTGTGGCAATGTCAGATTGTCTGCTCTCCCTTGTTCTATTAGTACACTTATTCTGTTAGCCATTCTTTCTGTGATGCCACTTAAGATGAGCTGTCTTGTTGTAAAATAAGTGTTTACTACTTGTTCAAAGTCTGTGCTTCTACCGAACACAAAGGCTTCCTGCTTCTTGTTATAGTATTTATCCTCATTCATTTTATAGATGGTTAGAAACACTCTCCTGTAGTGTGAGAGCATTAAGGGAAAGAAGTCTTCCTGCAATGTTCTTTCAGCTATTGCGGGTTGGTATATGCCGTACTCTTTATATAAATGCATTTGCACTCTTACAAACTTTCTGAATAAAGTGTTTACATTTTTAAAGAATCTTTTTTCTAAGTTGTTGCGTATTGCTAATTGTTTTCTAACCTCAGACCTTGCATTGACTCTGCCTTGTCTAAAAGAATGAATCTTTTTGCGATTGGGTGCCTGATTCAAACGCATACTCCTATCATCGCAAGAATCAGGTCTTACTACTTAACGGGTGTCCTTTTGGGAAAAGATCGGTGTCATGTTTACCACCACTGAATCTTCCACTGGATAAGGCTCTTAAAAAACTATTGACTCTTGCATATGCCCATTGATCTGGTCCAGTTACATTAGGTCTTACAGATTGTGGGTTAGTTCTATATGCACCTACACCTCTACGAGATACAGCTTCTAACATTCTTAGTGTTGCTCTTTTTGTAGGTTTATCACCATGCTTTTCATTGTGCTTATCTACTTTCTTTTGTAGACCTTCTTTAACTTTGCCACTCAGTGCCTTTTCATCTTCAACAAAACCAATATGTTCTTCAAGTTCAAACTCTTTTGATTCTTCTCTTTCTATTTGGTTTCTTACTTTTCTTGACCATGAAAAACCTGCGTCCCCTCCCCACAATGCCCATGCAATTCTACCTGCACTTGGATAGCCTTTTTCACCCTGCTTGAAACCTTGTCCCTGTTTGTCTACCTCATGTCTTGAAAAGAAACTAAACATTCTTTTAACTGTAGACACAGAAAGCCTTTCTTTGTTCATTAATTGGTTTGCCCTTGCGACCCCAACACTTGTACCACCACGCTTATATTTCCTTCTCCACTCTAACCCTCTTGCCGCTTCTTCTGCCATAGAATTTGTAGGTACTGTATTAATATCTGATAAAGCCTTTTCTTCTTGTAACAAGAATGCTATTTCTTTATCTATATCCTCATCTTCATCATCTCTGTCATCATAGTCATCAACATCTTCTTCGTTGACAGGATTTTCAGGTTTCTCAACTTCTCCATCAGTAAGTGGGAACAATGTAGCTGATATGTAAAGATCGTCTGCACCATCTAAAGGTTCTAAGCCTAATTGTGATCTTGCTTCATTTCTTGTCATGATGCCTTCCCTTACAGCACTGGTAACATTCTCATATGTTCTTTTAACTCTTTCGCTTAGTGCAGGTATAGAGTCTATATCAAACTCTAAAGTCAGACGATCATCAAACAATGGAACTAACCACTCATTTAGGTCTGATGCCATCTTTCTTAGGTGTGGAATAATTGTTTCTTCGTATAGTGCAAGTCTTGCCTCTGCCACATTGGCATATGTTTGACTGTCAGGAACACCGACAAGCTGACTAGGAACACCAAAGCATAAAGCTATATCTGTTGCACTCATGTGCTTCAGGTTTAGGAAGTCCATATCTTTTGGACTTAATCCCATTTCTTTCCAGTCAAAGTCTCCCTCAAGAAGCATAGGTCTACCTGCATTACCTGCACCAGTAAATCTATTGTTCATGTCTGTGATAAGTTGTTGTCTTTGTGATTCTGTTAAATTAACTGCAAAGCCTTGATCATCTTGCGGTCTAAATACAACAGCACCACTTGGTCTTGCACCGTTTTGTAAAAGATTAACATTGTGCTTGCTAGACATATTAAATTGATCTACCTCAACAGCCGCCGCACTCATTGGGCTAAGACCATAATAGTCATCTAGTGGATTCCAGAGCTTGATATGTTTTAGTTCGCTGAATCCGTTTTCTTGATCTATTGTATAAGTATTTGCAACTCTACCATTGACTATGTACTCATACTTTTCAGGAATGGGTTTGCCACTACCTTTGATGTTTATTCTGTCAGGTCTAAGTTGATGCAGTTCTTTTGGTACACCCATTTCTGAACCAGTCTTAAGAATGTAAGCATTACCACTAAGCAAAACATAACCAAATAGACTGTTAAAGAACTCACTGTAAGACTGTAATGGGTTTGGTCTTTCTAAGAGATCAATCAAGGGATGTTCCTCAATTATTTGGTCGCCTGCTTTCAGCATAAATGGTACAGCACTTGCACCTTTACTTATCTCATTCACGCACCTGTAGACTATTGCATTTTTAAGATAACCCTCTTTTGCAAGGTCTTGGTATTTATAGGACTTGCCATCTTCAGTTCCTACACCAAAGTAGCCCATCATGTTTGAATTTTTTTGTTCAACGGGTTTAGCGTTAAACAATCTTTGTAAAAATGTTTGTTCTGCCATTAGCTTATTCTCCAGTTTACATTTCCCTGTGATTTGCTTAGTTCAGTTAAACCCCAAACAAGAGCATCTAATCTATCAGGACTGGGTTTCACTTGACCCACATAAGTACACATTTGTGTCTCTAATTCGGGGAACACTCCAAGATGATGCACCTTTCCCTGTTCATACAGTGCGGCAATAGGTTCTGCTCTTAGCATTTTTCCCCTTGTTGCCCTTACTGATCTGTAAGGTATATTGGGGTCAACACTTCTTAGTAGTCTCTCTACTAAATCACCACCGTTGTTAGTTTCTGCAACAATCCTGTCGGCTTCCCATTCATAAAATGTTTTAACAGCTAGTCTACCCCATTGGTCAGGAGTGTACTTTCCTGAAACATCTTCTAGTACATAATACTCATTATTATGGTCTTTGCCTACCACTACAATACCTGTTTCATCAGATTCTTCTCCTGATGTAACTGCAGGGTCTATTGCTACAATGATAGTTTTTAATTCTCTTTCTTCATTTGCAGGCAATCTTTTTTCCTCAATCATTGTTTGTGTCCACAAAGCACCCTCAATATCGTCAAGTATTTCTGCATACAATTCTTGTCTACCAAGTGCTGTGCCCTCATATCTCTCACGCATCATTTCTAGGGCTGACTCGGCAAGGTTTGCTTCGTTCTCAAATGTATTACCCTTAGTAACTAATACATCTTCTCTAACAATAAGATTTTTTAAGATGGGTATTGGCTTAGGTGTTGTTGTTATAAGGCACTGTGGGTTATCTCCTAGCCTTAGACCAAACATTAATTGATCAAAAGCTTCAGGGTATCGCCATGCGGCCAACTCATCGCACCAAGCACGGTGGAACTGTGGTCCCCTGAGTCTTTCGGGATTAACTGCGGCATATCCTACAATCTTAGAACCATTAAACAATCTTATCTCCATGACACTTCCTGAATAACCTTCAGTACCAAAAGTAGTGTCAAAACATTCTTTAGGAATTATAGACATAAGACCTGATGGTCCGTTGAAACAAACTCTCCTGAGATCACCGAATGTTGGTGCTACCACTGCTGATATAGTGTTTGGGTTTCTTAGTGCGTAGAGGGCAATGTCCTGTGCCCCAGTTCTTGTTTTTCCCCATCCCCTACCTGCAAGTATCAACCATATAAAATGGTCTGTATGGGGTTGTACTTGTTTTGGTCTAGCTGTCTTTAGCCAATTAGTGTATAGCTGAATCGCTGCTTTCTGACTTTGCTCTTGCAACCTCGTCAAGCAGTTCCATAGCTTCTCTGAAGGCATCTGTGTCTGTGATTTCTGCATTTAGTTTCATGTTTTCAGTTGATTCGCCTAAAGCTAACTTGCCTAGTTTTTGTGCTTGTAGTGCAGCATTAGCTAATTGTTGTACCATCTGAGGTTTAAAGCGTTCTTCATCATTTGGGTTGTTGGCTCTCCTTTGTGCATTTTCATTTAACATCAAGCCAACTTCATTAAAAAGAATTTTTGCAATACTCAATCCAGTGGTGTCCAAAGCAATAGATTCTTCCACCAATTGTTCTTGTCTTTCTTTGTCTAGCCTTTGTAAATATTCTTTGTGGAACCTTTCCTGTTGTGCTTTCCAAGAATCTTTTTGGGCTCGTTTATAAAGGGTACTTTTGGCTACCTTATATTCAACAGCTAAAGCATCTAGGGTTACATATTTTCTAGTACCTGTTTCAGTTTCTATGCCCTGAACATATTTGTTGCGTATTGACTCAGCAATTTCTAAAGTTAGTTTTTTATTTTTTGTAGTCAAAATTTATCCAAAAATTCTCATTTATTCTCACTCTTAAAATGTAGTCTAGTTTAAGTGGTACAAAATGTCTATATCTTTTTGTACAAATTGGGTTGCAATGTTTTTATATAAAGTTACAATAACAACTTATAAATTGATAGAGGTATATTATGAAATATAAAGATTTAGAAACTGTAAGAACTAATATGGTTGTTACAGAGTTCTTAAAAAAAGAGTTCCATAAAAAGGTTCACTTGTTAGGGTATGTAGGTGGTATTGATCATATGCAATATAACTACACTACTTTGTGGGGTAGTTTTGGTGAAGATGTCATGCAATGGTATGACTTTGAGATTATAGGAGTTAGCCATGACTAAAGTAAGTAAGCTAGATGGAATTGAATACAACGATCTTTCTAATGTTGAAAAAGAGATTGTTTTGTTAAGCATTAAGTACCACATGGATTTAATGAGTTTAAAGATTGCCGAAGTAAAAGAAATTGTTTCTCCCGAAGATTGGGATAAATTACATACGGTTATGAAATATGGTCAGAGGTTACAATAATGGTAAATAGAAATACAGGCATATATTTTGCCGATCAAGAAATTCCAGTCGTTGCAGGCAAGGATTTGGAAGCATGGAAAAAAGACAGTCACAAAATAGCTACCCTTGAAATAGATACAGGTGAGCAATACACACTGAGAGGTAAAAAAGGATTTGGTTTTTTTGCAGTGTTAAGAAACAAATGACGGTTCATACACATCCTTACTATTGGGATTGCGAATGTGATAAAGATTTTATCCATGCCAAAGATACCAGTCATGAATGTAACCTATGTGGTGCTAATAAAGATGATCAACCCGATTCGCATTATGATGAAGTTGTGAAAGCAGGATTTACACCAACATATGATGATTGTTAGGAAGTTAAAAGACGATGCTTCCTTGCATAGTAGCGTAACACACTAATAGCTACTCAAAAATATATAAAGGTGGGTGGTTTGCTAGTAGTCCATGTCAAAAAAACTAGCCTAAATTAATTTCATTTTTTTTGTCCTAAAAGGTTGTATATGTAATCATAGTTGTTATAATAACTGTATATTAACTTGAAACGGAGAATAAAATGAAAACATTAAATGACCAAAGAACTTACGGAGTTGAAGTAGAGTTCATTTCTAATGAGTGGAGTCAAGCTGAGTTGATTGAAAAGATCAACACAAAGGCTCTTTCCTATAACACTGATAC